TTTTTCTACGAAATATGGGAAAGACAATATTTGACTGCAAATTATTCAGGTTTCATTAGAGCAACAAACAATCAGTTAGACCAACTTACAAAAACTATCTTAAGTGCTGAAACAAACAATATTGTTACAGGACTTGGAATCAGTTCACCATTCATAACTTTCAAATTGAAAAATTATGGTTTGAACGCCAAACAGTATCCTTTGTTTTTGGAAAACATTTCAAATCAAGGAACAGGTAGAGCTTATCAAGATTTTGTTAGGGATTTTTATGTTACACCCTATATCAAAAACTTAACTGAAAACTCATTTAACATTTTGAGTTTGAACGATTTGGGTAAAGAACCACAAACGAATACAAAATATGATGGATTGATTCAGTTGGCAAAAACTAGCACAAATGACCCAATAATAATTGATACTTATCCATTTACAGACCCTTCATGGGTTTCCAAAAACATGGCTAATAGTGTGACAAACACTAAAAATTCTGTCTACAACACAAGTAAAGTTTTGACAGTATTTGAAGATAGAGATGTTATTTCTAATTTTGAAAGTGTTTATGACTACTCAACAAATAGACCTGTAACCAATTTTTCTTATTTGAAAGTTTCTAATCCTACTAACCAAATAAATTCAGTGGGATTGACGGTGTTTTATGACACAAGAAAAGACCCAACAGTTTTTGTACCAACAGAAAGTTATGTCAATTATTTATCTCCAAACAAAAACATTAATGTTGAAACAACAACATCGATGTTAAACACACCTTATTTTGTTAATGCAATTCAAAACGGTGTTTATAATTGGAGAAAAAAAGACCCATATCCATATACACAAGCGGCTTATCTTTTTATTAATTCATTGCCAATTGCGTCATTAAAAGAAAAATATAAGACATACAATGCAACAAGTGATTTAGATTACATTGCATCTTGTTTCAAAAAATTTGGGGCGATTCACAAAATGCCTTATGCTTGGGTTTTGAAACTTGGTTCTATATGGTATAGGTATAAAACTTACAAAACTACAAATGTTGATATATTAGACTCTGCTTGGCAAAATTTTGATTATAAAACAAATTTTGACCCAATAACGAGTTCAGATACAAAAACTTATACTTTCAATTTTGAGGGGAAAAATAATATTACCCTTCAGAAAGTATCGAGCAATTCTACCTCAATACAAACAGGATTTTATCCAAAAGTAATCAACGATTTTAATGTTTTTTATAATGGATACGATTTGTATGTAAATTACGATGACGCCGAAATTCAAGCTAGTATAGATTATGGTGTCAAAGTTTATAATTTTACAGAATCAAATGTAAATGCTCAAACAATTGCTTTCCCGCAAAACACTCCAATTTTAACATCTAGTATACAAACGTGGTCAGTAATCGTACCAAATATTCCATTAGACCCAATCACAAATGGGGCTAATTGTAATCCATCAAACAATACTGCAGGGTTAAAATACTATGTTGTTCCATCATTTGGAACTCAACTAAATCAAGTAAACACTGAATGTTTGGTTGGAGGTATACCTGTTTGTCCGTTTGCGGATAATCCATCAATATATAATGGTTCAGTCAGATTGTTATGGTCATCACCAAATTATGGATACTTTAACAACGACCAAATAAAAAAACCACAACCAGACTCATATCTAAACAAATTTACAAGTGGTAACACACAACAAGCTCCATTTAAGATGTTGATTGCTGATGACTACTCAAAAATTGAAGAAATATTTTCTGTCTTTGATAAAAGTATATTAGACAAATTCGAACAAGAATTTTTGAACTTCTGTAAACCTGTTGGAAACATCGATTTGGGTAATCAACCAACAGTAGGAATTGGTCAGTCACCTGTAGACCCAAATGCGTTATTTAAGAATTTCCAATATCTTTTTACAAGTATGATGGAAATTGAAAGTAAGAGCCCTTCAATTACAAACGGTGAATATTTCAAAAACATCGGTGATAAACAATTAAGTTTATTTGCAAGCACAATTAAATCATTTTTGGAATATGATGTAATTTTGAAGTATGGAAATCCGGCACAATATAAAAGAAGAATCTTTGCATCTTATTTGGCTCAAGGAGGTGGAACAAATCCAATACAAGACCCAATAACATTCAACCCATATGTGAAAGGAAGTTTACCTTCTAAAGGAGGTACCACAACAATTGTACAATCTAAATCAAAATATTCACAAGCGTGGTTGGCATTGGAAACTGAAGTTGGTTTTTCAACGATTACAAATTTAACATACACTGATAATGGTTCTTACATAACAGATTTTTTCATCGATAATAATATAGAGTTTAGTTCGAACAATGTTGTGTTGCTAGCTCCATTAATTAAAATGTATGCAACACAAAAACTATATAACCCATCAATAACTCCTTCGATGTTCAAAAATGATATTCAAACTTATTTGAACAATACAACACAGTTTCAAAACAATATCTTGGATTTGGTTTTAACTCAAGTGAGAAACAAATTACCTGACCAACAAGAGTTACCTGAAAAAGCAGTTGCAAGTGTGATTGATGGAGAACAAAGTAAAGTTGAAAATTATGAAGTTTTCAAAGCCTTAAATGATAAATGGATTGCTGGTTCAGACTATCAATCTAAAACTTTGTTCGAAGACATATTGTTTTTGGATAGAGCATCAAGAAATATCGGAGACACAATTATTGTTGATATATTTGATTTGAAAAACATGTTCACTGAAAATGCGTTAAACATGCAAATGAGTGTCTTCACATTCATGAGTGGATTGTTAATTAAAAATAAATTTAATGTAATGCCATTACCGGCATACGTAAATTTTTATAACATACAAGATGTTGATGGTACAACTATACCACAACCTGAAGGACAATTAGAATTTGCAGATAATATGTGGGGAACGTTTTTGGACGTTGACTATAGGAATTCTGGTCCAAAAATGATTTGTTTTTATGCGGGTAAACCATCGAGTGTTTTGGACTTACCAAAAGGCAATTCAAGATTTAGAGATGATGCATTTGAATTGAGGAGAGCTTCTGAAAACCCGTTGATTGAAAATCAAACAAACAAAAAAGATTGGGCGATATCAAACAAATGTGTAGGATTCAACGTTGACGTTGGTGTTAGAAATCAAAATATATTTTATGGTTTGAATGTTTCAATGGATAGTGGTAAAGCAACTTCCGAAACAATTCAAACACAATTGAACATGATTGACCAAGCCAAAGGTAGAAATGTTGCAACTCAAAATGTTGGATTATATAATTTATACAAACAAAGAAGTTATCAATGTCAAGTTCAATGTTTAGGTAACGCTTTGTTACAACCAACTATGTATTTCAATTTAAGACACGTACCCATGTTTAATGGGCCTTATTTAATTACCGAAGTAAATCATACAATTACTCAAGGTGATTTCAAGACGGCTTTTACAGGAATTATACAAGGAATCTACGATATGCCATCGATAGAAAATTATTTACAAAGTATCAATCAAAACTTGTTGTCAAAAATTGAAGCAATTGTTAAAACAAGCAAAGATGACGTTACAGCTAAAGCTGAAACAAATATTGATAAATCTAAATACGTTGACCAGTCTGGTAAGAATGCAGCTGCTGCACAAAATTCATGTAGAGCTAATTTAGTATCACCATTTACAGATTGGGGAGATGTTCAAACTTCAACTTCAGTCGGACTTTCTCCTCAAGAATTCGTTGCAGAGATAAAGAAAAGAGTACCAAACAATGTAAATTTACAAACTTTAATTTACATGATTAGTTATGTAACAACATTCCAACAAAATCAATTTTATGGTTACAATAACAATTTTGCAAACATAACTTTAACCGTGGATTATGGATATTCCGATTCTTATTTTTCAAAAAACAAATATTCATGTCTTAAAATTTCTAACTCAACAACACAACAAACATCCCAACCTATAGCAAACTTTGATACGATTACCAAATTTATGGATTTTATGGTTTCAAGATTATCACCTCAAGTTGATAGAGTTTTTGGTGATAATGCTATTGGTATTACCAAATTTTATGTGTGTCATTGGCCCGTAGATAATGTTGCAGAATCGTATTATGATGCAAATATTTCACAATATACAACATTGGATGCAAAATTACACGAGGCATTTAATTCTGCAGGACATGCTGGATTGAACGTTGAATCAACAACATTAGCTAAAAAACAAAACGCAAAACAAACCAAAGCGATTGTTGATGCTAATGCAGGAGTTAAACCAACGCCTAACAACGTTAATACAACAAATACAGCAGTGGTTTCGTGTCCACCACCAACAATTAAATCTTTTAGTCCATTGACTGGTGTTACAGGAACTATCTTATCAATTATAGGAGCAAACTTGGATACTGTTACTGGTGTAACCATTAACAATGTTTTAACTACAACAGGTATTACTAGTATAAGTTCTACAAACATGACTGTTATAATTCCTTTTAGTAGTACAGTTATTCCACAAAACAACCCAATAATAGTTCATGGTACTCATGGAGATGGAATAAGTTTGGGTAATTTTACTTATAATCCAAATCAACAAACACCTACCGCACCTCCACCAATTCCAAATGCTCCGGCAAATGTAAACACTCAACCACAACAAACCGGACCTTTACCATTAACAGGAATTACAACATACAATAATGTTGGAAGTACAACAACTCTTGATGTTTTTGTTAACCCTTCCTCGGGTGGATGGGTAATTCTTCCTGAGAAAACAAATTGGAATTACAAAATTGTTACTCGAAGTGTTGGTCCAAATAACACAATTATTGAAACCACCATTGATGAGCAAACAAATTTAACAAGTTTATCGGGTTATGTTAGTACAAATAAACAGAATTTTACTATCACACAATACGACATGATTTCTAAAATTGGAGAAGTTTCAAACTTAACAAATGACCAAATAAATAATATTTCATTTATTTATAATACAATTTCTTTGGTTACGGAATCTACTAACATTAATAATAAAGTACCAAATACTTTACAATCATTTCCATTCACAATTAAATTAATTTAATCGACAATCGATATATTTATATAAAAAGATTTTTATGAACTTAAAAGCAACTTTAGACAACTATCTTGGAAAATCTGTAAGATTTTCAGAAGAAGACAACGGTGACGGAACTAAACAAGTGTGTGATTTAGATACTGGTGATTGTTACACTGTAAGAGAAAGAGATGGTCTTATTGAAAGAGCTGGACACCAAACTACAGCTAACAGAAAAGTTAGAGTAGAAACTTCAAAAGGAATAAAACAATTATTAAACGGGTAAACCAAAATGAGTTTAGATAGAAAAATATTAAACGAAATTAATAGATACAAAAGTATCAACAATTATATCTTGGAACAAGATGCGGCAGTACCTGATTTGGGAGCATTAGCGCCTGAAGCGGGAGCGGCACCTCCACCACCACCTGCAGATGCGGGGGTAACACCTCCACCACCACCTGCAGAACCAACAGGCTCACAACCTATAGATGTTGAAAACGACCCTGATGTTGAAAAAATTGATGATGAAGGAAAATCTGACGAAAAAAAAGACGATTCATCTGATTCAGAAGAATTAGACATCACTGAATTGGTTACGGCTCAAAAAGATATTCAAACAAAACAAGATGATTATTTTGAAAACTTATTTGGTCAACTCAACAAATTGGAATCAAAATTAGGTGAGATGGATGCAATTATGAACAAACTTAACGCTCTCGAAAACAAAATTGAAAAATACAGAGAAAAAACACCTCAAGAAAAATTGGAATTGAGAAGTTATGATTCATATCCATTTAACCAAAAACTTTCACAATTTTTTGACGACAAACAAGAAGAGATGGAAAAAACAGGAAAAAATGATTATGTTTTGACTCCTGATGATGTAACTGACATTAACGTCAATGATATCAAAAGTTCATTTCAAGGAAACGGGTTCAAAGATGATTTCAAATACAATAAATAATATTTTAATTTAAGATGAAAGCCACCCAAGAGGTGGCTTTTTTTATTTGACAAACCCACAAAATCAAACTATATTTACACAATAACTTAACAATTAAAAATTAAAAAACATGATGAGTTCATTAGATGCCGTATTGGCACAGTACGAAAAAGCACAACAAGGGGGCGGGGCCCAAAGTAAGATGTCGCAAGACGAAAGAATGAAAAAGTATTTCGCTTTAATCTTAAGTGATAAAGAGAAATCAGGACAACGTAGAGTACGTATCCTTCCAACACAAGATGGTAGTTCACCATTCAAAGAAGCTTGGTATCACGAAATCCAAGTAGGTGGACAATGGCAAAAATTCTATGACCCAGGAAAAAATGACAACGAACGTTCACCATTAAACGAAGTTTATGAGGAATTGATGTCTACAGGTAAAGAGTCAGACAAAGAATTAGCAAAACAATACAAATCTCGTAAATTCTATATCGTAAAAGTTATAGACAGAGACCACGAAGAAGATGGTCCAAAATTTTGGAGATTCAAACACAACTATAAGAACGACGGTATTTTAGATAAAATCATTCCAATTTGGAGAAATAAAGGCGATATCACTGACCCTGAAAAAGGACGTGACCTTATTATTGAATTGACAAAATCGAAAACACCTGCAGGTAAAGAATACACAAGTGTATCGACAATTATGTATGATGACCCAGCACCTGTACACGAAGAAAAAGAACAAGCAAATGCTTGGATTAACGATGAGTTGACATGGTTAGATGTATATTCAAAAAAACCTGTTGAATATCTTGAAGCTATTGCTCGCGGAGAAACTCCAAAGTGGGATAGTGAAAAAGGTGGTTATGTTTATGGTAACGACATGGAATCAACAACTTCTATGGGTGGAAGTAAGAAAGCTGACAAAGCACCAATTGTAGACCCACAAGCAAATGATGATATAGATTCAGATTTACCGTTCTAATTTATTTGAGCATGGACACTTGTATAGACATTGTGTCCATGCTTTTATTTTTAACAAAACAACATTATGGCAATTAAAAAAAATGATTTCGGGTCAGTAAAGAAGAAATTCTCGACCTCGGCAAAATACAAACCCCAACGATTCTTTGATTTGGGTCCTGACTTCTTGGATGCGGTAGGTTTACCAGGTCCAGCTATCGGACACTTGAATATGTTCTTGGGTCACTCGGATACGGGTAAAACAACTGCCTTGGTTAAGACTGCAGTTGATGCACAAAAGAAAGGGATTCTTCCAGTGTTCATTATCACGGAACAAAAATGGTCTTTTGAACATGCAAAACTTATGGGTTTTGAATGTGAGGAAGTTGTTGATGAAACATCAGGAGAAGTTGATTGGGATGGTTTCTACATTTTCAATAATGACTTTGACTA